CATTCTTTCCATCCGATCGTAATGCAAGTTATAGCACTACCCCATTCCGCTTGCAGATAACCACTAACCGATCATGGGCAAGTACTAGCGTATCCTCGAAGTTGTTACGCGGAAACCTGAACACGCTACAGACTCCATATTTCCGATTTATCGCAGCACGTTGCGCCGGTTCAAGGTCGTCAATGGCCGAGTCAATCGTTTTCATTGTAGCATTGTCGGATTGATGGCACATATCATCGAATGATTGAAGCCCTAGACTTGAGAAACCCGCTGATCGTGATTTGAATCCGGTATTCGGTCGGTATGACGATTGCCATTGCGCCCAATCTTCCAAAAGTAATACGAGTGCTTCGACTTCGGATATGTGCATTATTTCATCCCGAATTCATCGCGGCAGAATCCGCAAGCGTTATTAACTAGCCTGGCGAAATGCTCTCCGCAGATTTCGCATTCCCCTGCAACTCCTTCCGGTATCTCAGAGGCTCGGCGCATGGCGTCCTTTACGTGATCGTCTATTACTGACTCAATGAAATAGGTTGCGCGGTCGGCCTCGTCGCCGTGGAAATCTTCGCGATCAATCTCCATTTTTCAACTCCTTTGTTTTTGCGCGATAGGTTGGATGGGCTTGGCCTTGTAGTGCTGGCCGCCGACTTGGGTTTCGTTGGCTGTGCTCATTGCTTGCTCACTTTCTTGAAAATCGCCTCGACCTGTGCGTGCAGTTCTGGCCTGCCATCTCGCATGTGAACGTAGTCCCTTGCAAATCCGATCTGGCCAGTCTCGATGTTCTTCACCAACCAGTAATTGGCCTTGTGTCTGGCTCGACCGTTGGCCACGATTTTGATCGTCATCCATTCTGGATCGTGATCTTGCGACCGGCTGAACACCAGCCACTCGACCTCATCGCTATCCCAGCACTTTCCGATCTGACTCCATCCTTCGTCTGCCCCAGGCAGGTTTCCCGCGTACATCTTGCCCATTGCTTTCTCCTTCTAAACCCTTTGTGGCTAAACTCTAAAGGGTTTATGTGGATAAGTCAACCGGAACAGAAATGATCCGCATGGGGAACGGAACAAGGGAACTACCCCTTCTATAGAAAGGGGGTAGTTCCAGTTCCCTTCCTGCCCTGCCTTGCCCAGGGAACTGCGTTCCGTTTTTTTCCGTTCCGTTCCCTTGTTCCCTTCATTTGCCTGTGGATAAGTCTGTGGATAACTCATCTCAGCGCTCCGACTTTCGAATCAGCATCGAGCTTGCCTGGGTGTCGTCGATGACCACCCAGCCGTGCTCGAAAGCCTCGATGATCTCGGCCACCAGCAGGTCTGCGATGGGCTTTCCGGTGGCACTCGGCTTGATGTAGACCTTGGCCGAGGCCTCGCTGACGTCCATCTTCTGGACCAGGTAGTCGACCATGGCCGACCGGCTGAGGTAGGGCTGGCCGTTGCGTTCCTCGGCACCAGAGGCCCACCAAGCGTTTTCAAAGGTCTTTCGGTGGCTGTCCACCTTGCTGTCCTTTTTGGCCGCCACAGGGGCCGCTGCTTCGACCACAACGGCCGATGTGACCGGCTGCTCATCCTCGTCCATCCAACCGGGGATGGTGACCTGCTGCAACTCCACGTGGACCGTATGAGCCAGTTCCGCGTCCTTGGACTTGCGCTGCACGATCTGCATGGGCACGCCGTCCTTGCCTGGAACGATGCTGATCTCGATGTCCAGTGCGCCGCGCCAGGCGCTTGAGCCGCGTGCCCGGTGCTGGGCTTCCTCGGCCACGCCGGTGTGGTGCACCAAAATCACGCTGCAGCGAAACTCGTTCATCAGGCTGTTGCAGGCGTCCAGCATGGTCTTGGCGTCCTGGGCGCTGTTCTCGTCACCGGCCAGGAATCGGTGTAGGGTGTCGACCACGATCACCTTCGGAGTGCTTGGCAGCATCCGGACCTGCTCGACCACCTTGAGGTAGCCGGTGGGGGTGTTGAGGTCGCAGCCGTCCTTGGACAGCCACATGGACAGGTGACCGGCACGGTGGTGGTGCTTCCAGGCTGCGATCCGGCCTCGCAGGCCGTGGTGGCCTTCACCGGCCAGGTAGACCACGTTGCCGTGCCGCACCTTCTGGCCGCACCACTCGGCCATGCCGCTGGCCATGCGCAGGCACCAGTCCAGTACCACAAATGTTTTGCCGCCGCCCGATGGGCCGTGGACCATGATCAGCGCCTGGTCCTGAACCCAGCGCTTAACCAGCCAGGAGATGGGGGCTGGCTGGGCTGAGAAGTCGTCGGCAGGGATCAGCCAGTCGTCGTCAGGTGGCAGCAGCAGGCTGGCCAAGTCGTGCCCGGCCTGCGCATAATCGTTGGCATCCCCTTGCATGGGAGGCATGACCATGCGCGCGCCGAACTTGGCCGAGGCCTGCTCCGCGTAGCGTTGGCCAACCCCAGATGCGTCGTGGTCAGCCACGATCACAATGTCCTGGGTCGCGCCGTACATCTCGCGCAGGGTACCAGTGACCGGCACCAGGTTGCTGGCGCTGTAGGCCACCACCACCGGCCTGCTGGTGGTCTCGTGGATGGTCGCCGCCGTGGCAAATCCCTCGGCCACGAACAGCGTGCCCGGCTCGTCCATAGTGCCAAGCATCCAGAACTTGCCGCCTGTCTGGCCACCAGGGTGGTAGAGCTTGCTGCCGTCGTGGCTGATGTACTGCAGGCTGGAGAGGCCGCCGTCCTGGCCGTACAAGGGCACCACTAGGCGACCGTCGCCGGTCACGCGCGCTCCGTGCATGCCGATGCCCTTGCGGGTGAGGTAGGGGTGGTCCGGGTGTGCCGCCTGGGCCTGCTGCCAGATGGTCTCGACGGTGGCCGAGGCCACCTCGTGCTGGCGTTCGAGTTCCGCGTCTCGGATCGCCTTGGCCTCCGCGATGCGCTTGGCGTGGGCCATTTCCTCGGTGGCCGTCAGTTTGCGGCCAACGTCCGCGCGCCAGGGTGATTCAAACCCCAAGCGCCAGCATCCAAAGCGCCCGGCCGGGACACCGTCACCGAAGATCAAGTACCAGCCAGGCTTGTCGCCGCCTTTGTTGCCGCTGCCCTTGGTGCCGGACTTGAAGCGGTGGATCTTGCCGTCCATGACGATGTGGTCTGGCGGTTCCAGCCCAGCCGCCCGGATGGCGTCGATCAGTTGTTCCTCGGGTGGAGCGATGCGTTTTTCTGGGGGTGGCGACCATGGGCCGCCGAGCACTTTGGACAGGTCAGCCATTGAAAGGCTCCCACAATGTGTTGATCTTCAGCAGTTCATGTTCCTGCATCTTGGAGCCTCCCAAAATCTCAATGATTCGGTCTTGTGACACTCCAGTCAACTTTTCAACAACATCAGGCTTGCATATCGCAAGCATGTGCATTGCCTTGGCTTCTATCGTCGATTTCCGAAGTCTGCCTTTGTGTTTTGCAATTTCTGCAGCTTGTTCACATACCTGAATCACAATTGATTTTGGGCCTTTGAACCACTCAAGCTTGACATGATGTCCCATGTCAAAAAGTTGTTGATGTGCAATTTTTTCTGCCATTTTTGTATCTGCATGTATTTCAAAATCAATCACATGAACAACATCAATAGGAAAAGGAGTTGCATTTGAAATGGTGTTGAATCTGTAATCAAAAACCAGTGATATGCCTACTTTGAAAAAGTCCTCGCACTGCAAAACATACAGACTGGATGATTTCATTTTTCCTCCCTGTCTGCCTTCAGCGCACCTTCTGTCTTTACCTCCATCTCGTACTGACGAGCCATCGGCGGAGTCTCGCCCCATGTGTAGATGGTCTGTGGCCAGATGCCAAGTGCGTCGGCCAGCTTCTTGATGCTGCCGTAGTAGTCGATTGCCTCTTGGGTCTTCATGTCAGTCCTTCCAAAATAATTTTCATGCGGTATTGACATCTTACCCGGAAAGCCGGTAAAGTTGCAACCACTGCGCGAACGGAATTGGCTGAAGGCGCAGCAACCACGAAGGAGATGCCTAATGGCAATCAACGTAAAAACGACCGGCAGCCTAGCTGCCAATGGTGTGAAGGTGCTCGTTTACGGGCAAGCCGGTGCGGGAAAGACCAGCCTGGTCAAGACCCTTCCCAAGCCCATCGTGCTCTCGGCCGAAGGTGGCCTGCTGTCCATCCAGGACGCAGACCTGCCCTACATCGAGATCAGCGACATGGAGACCCTGCGCGAGGCTTACACATGGCTGACGCAATCGGACGAGGCCAAACGCTTCGAATCGGTGGCGCTGGACAGCATCAGCGAGATCGCAGAGGTGGTGCTCAACGCCGAGAAGAAGGCGACCAAAGACCCGCGCCAGGCTTACGGTGCGATGCAGGAGCAGATGGCCGACATCATCCGGGCCTTCCGCGACCTGCCAGGCCGCCACGTATACATGAGCGCCAAGCTGGAAAAGACGCAGGACGAGATGGGCCGAGTGCTGTATGCGCCATCGATGCCAGGCAACAAGACCGGCCAGGCGCTGCCTTACTTCTTCGATGAGGTGCTGGCGCTGCGGGTCGAGAAGGATGGCGAAGGCGTCACCCAGCGCGCCCTGATGTGCGACAGCGACGGCCTCTGGCTGGCCAAGGACCGCAGCGGGAAGCTGGAGGCTTGGGAAGCGCCGGACCTGGGCGCGATCATCGCCAAGATGGGAGGTAAGTGATGGCTGACGAGATCAAGACCAGCGACCTCAACGAGTTGTCGCAGTTGTGGCTGGCCGCCAAGCAGGCCGAGGCCGACGCCACGGCAGACCGCCGCAAGATCGAGGACCGCATCAAGTCCTTGGTCGGGGTGGCCGAGAACCTGGAAGGCACCGAGACGGTCGATCCGGACCAGTTCACCATCAAGATCGTCGGCCGCATTGACCGCAAGGTCGATGGCGACAAGGTTCAGGAACTGGCCGCCGAGTTCGGCCTGACCGAGCACCTGTCCAGCCTCTTCCGGTGGAAGCCGGAGATCAACATGGCCGTCTGGAAAGCAGCGGACGAGGCCATCACCAAGCCGCTGGCAGCAGCAATCACGGCCAAGCCTGGCCGCCCTTCATTCACTATCACTCGCAAGGAGAAGTAATCATGGAAAACCAACACCGAGCCATCAAAGGCTACCGAGAACTCACAGAGTCAGAGATCAGCGTCATGAACGACATCAAGGCCCAAGGAGAACAACTTGGTGATTTGGTGGCCACGCTCAAACAAATGCCAGAACTTGATCAACGCTGGGTTTCGATTGGTGCAACTGATCTGCAGACCGGCTTGATGGCCCTTGTTCGTGCAGTCGCAAAACCCACCACTTTTTAATTTTCAGGAAAACTTAACATGGCATTCCTCGGACAAACCTTTGACGCAAACGAACTGCCTGAAGGCAACGGTGGCAACTACGATCCGCTTCCGCCAGGCTGGTACACGGCCACCATCAACAAGGCTGACCTGCAGCCGACCAAGGACGGCTCGGGCCAGTACATCAAGGTCCGTTACGACATCACCGGTCCGACCCACCAAGGCCGCGTGGTGTTCGGCAACCTCAACATCAAGAACGCCAGCGCCAAGGCCGAAGAGATCGGACGCCAGCAGCTTGGCGAGTTGATGCGCAGCATTGGACTGGCCAAGGTCACCGACACCGACCAACTGATCGGTGGCAGTCTGCAGATCAAGCTGGACGTGCGCGCCGCAACCGAGCAATACTCGGCACAGAACGAGGTCAAGGGCTTCAAAGCGATCACCGGCAGCGCGCCGACCTTCGCAGCACCTGCAGCTTCCGCACCGACCGCGGCCTCCGCGCCAGTGGCAAGAGGCAGGGCCGCACCGCCCTGGGCAAATAAGTAAGGCAAAAAAATGCCCGGACTCGCAAGAGGACCGGGCTTTCACACACGAAGGAGAACCTGATGAAGATTCCTGAGCCAGAGCATAGCATCCAAGGTCTGATCGACAAACACCACGAGGCCCAGGCCGAGCCGCCCAGGCCGCACATGGGCTGCAGCCAGTTGGGCCACCCATGCGACAGGTGGCTGTGGCTGTCCTTCCGGTGGGCTGTCCAGCCCCAATTCCCAGGCCGAATCCTGCGCCTGTTCAGGCGTGGCCAGATGGAGGAGGCCACCATCGTGTCGGACCTGCGCGCCATCGGCATGGATGTTCGCACCAGCAAGCAACAGGCGCGCGTGGACTTCGGTGCCCACGTGTCCGGCAGCATCGACGCCATCATTGAGTCTGGCGTGCCTGCAGCGCCCAAGAAGCGCCACGTGGCCGAGTTCAAGACGCACGGCAGCAAGAGCTTTGCAGCCCTTGAGAAGGCCGGGTCTGTAGCCAGCGCCAAGCCCGAGCACTTTGTCCAGATGCAACTCTACATGCACGGCCTGCAGATCGACCGGGCCTTGTACGTGGCTGTCTGCAAGGACGACGACCGCATCTACACCGAGCGTGTGCGCTACGAGAAGGATGTGGCCGAGAGGTACATCGAGCGAGGCCGCAGGCTGGCGCTTGAGGACCGCATGCCGCCTCCCATCAGTACCGACCCATCCTGGTACCAGTGCAAGTTCTGCGATGCGCACGAGTTCTGCCACGAGACCAAGACCACCAAGCATGTGAACTGCCGCACCTGCGCGCACAGCACGGCCAAGGAGGACAGCACTTGGCGCTGCGAGAGGCACGAGGCCGATGGCATTCCGGTGGAGTTTCAGCGCCAGGCCTGCGACAGTCATGTGCTGCATCCTGACCTGGTGCCATGGGAACGCAAGAACGGCCTGGATCAGTGGACGGCCGTCTACGTCATCGAAGGCCGCGATGTGGCAAACGGTGAAGGCGATGCGCACGTCTACACCAGCCGCGAAATTCTGGCCAACCCCAAGATGTGCAGCCTGGGTGATGAGTATGTGGAGAAGCTGCGCGAGACCTTTGACGCGAGGATTGTGGGATGACATTCAAGTGCCCAGACAAGTACCGCGTGCTGGTGCCTGGCTACCCTGCAGGCGACGAGCACAACGGCTGCTTCATCGTTCCTCTGAAGCACCAGCAGAAACTGCGCGTCATCGCCAGCAATGGCATGGGATGGGAGCATGTCAGCGTCAGTCGCAATGATCGCTGCCCGACCTGGGATGAGATGTGCCAGGTCAAGGCGCTGTTTTGGGACGAGGACGACTGCGTCATCCAGTACCACCCACCGCGCAGCGAGTACGTCAACAACCACCAGAACTGCCTGCACCTGTGGCGACCGATTGGCGTGTCGCTGCCGATGCCGCCAAGCATCATGGTGGGCATCAAGGACTGACGCCATGTTAAGAGACTACCAACAGCGAACCATCGACCAGCTTTATGCGTGGTTCGAGGCAGGCCATGCAGGCAATCCATGCCTGGTGCTGCCCACCGGGTCTGGCAAGAGCCACATCGTGGCCGCGCTTTGCAAGGATGCGCTTCAGAACTGGCCAGAGACCGTGGTGCTGATGCTGACCCATGTGAAGGAGTTGATCGAGCAAAATGCCGAGAAGATGCGCCAGCACTGGCCTGGAGCGCCGCTGGGCATCTACTCGGCCAGCATTGGCAAGAAGCAACTCGGGGAGCCGATCACCTTCGCAGGCATCCAGTCCATCCGCACCAAGGCCAAGCAGATCGGCCACGTTGACCTTGTGATCATCGACGAGTGCTTCGCGGGGGAAACAAGAGTCTGCACGCCTAGCGGCCCAAAAAGAATTGATCAAGTGAGATGCGGCGATGTAGTATATAATCAAGCAGGGATGGGCGTTGTTGAGGCAATATCCTGCAAGCCCTCATTTGACATATATCGCGTGGAGACCAGTAATGGAAAACTCATCGAATGCACTGCAAACCACCCCTTCTTTACATCAAAAGGATGGGTCAAAGCGAAGGACTTGGCGCCGGGATCGCGTCTTTTCAGCAAGCAAGATATGTCCGCATTGTGGCAGCAGTTTCCGTCCTTGGGTGAAATACAACGAGGACGGAAGTCTCAAGTCAGCAATGCAAGAAAGTCTCTGGGAGAAGCAAATTTATTGCTCCGTGAAGTGTGCAAAGAGATCAAGCCCAACATCCTTGAATGCGCAAGCGAGGGAGAAAATAAGCAAGAAATTGAAAGAGATAAAGCACAAGCCTATAAGGCGTGGCGGGAACGGGCAATTGCTGCCTTTGCCACAGCTGGCGCTTCTCCATGCTCTGGGCGAAGGGTGGGAAGCGGAGGTAGTCATAAAGACGGGAGCGGGCCACAGGAACGGCGTTTGCCCCAATTGCTACAAGGTGGACATTGGCAACAAGGAGATGAAAATAGCGATAGAACTGGACGGAGGAAGCCATTCATCTCTGGAGAGGCAGGAACAGGACAGGAAAAAGATAGCGAAGCTCTCGGAGTTAGGGTGGTGCGTGTATCGTGTATCAAACGAGAAAGCGCTACACCTGTATACAACCTTCAAGTCAGTGGACACCCTTCTTACTTTGCTGAAGGGGTAGCGGTTCATAATTGCCACCTGGTCAACCACAAGGATGAAGGTGGGTATCGCCAGTTCCTGGCCGACCTGAAGGCCATCAACCCTGCGCTGCGGGTCATCGGTCTGACGGCCACGCCATACCGCCTTGGGCACGGCATGATCACAGACAAGCCTGCGCTGTTTGATGATCTGATCGAGCCGGTCAGCATCGAGGAACTGGTGTTCAAAGGCTACTTGGCCACGCTGCGCAGCAAGGTCACCAGGGCCAAGCTGGACACCTCTGGCGTGCACAAGCGAGGTGGCGAGTTCATCGAGTCCGAACTGCAGGCAGCCGTGGACACCGACGACAACAACCAGCGCGTGGTGCGCGAGGTCATCGACCTGGCTGGCGACCGCAAGGCATGGCTGGTGTTCTGCACAGGCGTCAAGCACGCCCAGCACGTGGCTGAAGTCCTGCGCCAGCATGGCGTGACGGCCGAATGCGTGACAGGCGAGACGCCGAAGAAGGAGCGCGAGCACCTGCTGACCGAGTTCAAAGCAGGCCGCATCCGTGCGCTCACCAATGCCAACGTGCTGACCACCGGCTTCGACTACCCGGACATTGACCTGATCGCCATGCTGCGCCCGACCATGTCGGCCAGTCTGTACGTCCAGATGGCGGGACGTGGAATGCGGGTCAAGAGCCACACCGACCACTGCCTGGTGCTGGACTTCGCCGGGGTGGTTGCCACGCACGGTCCGATCACGGCCGTGCAGCCGCCCAAGAAAGCAGGCGACGGCAACGGAGAAGCGCCGGTCAAGGTCTGCGACAACTGCGGAGAGTTGTGCGCCATCGCCGTTGCAACTTGCCCGGCCTGCGGTCATCCTTTTCCTGAGCCGGAGCGCAAGAAGCTGGAACTGCGCGACGACGACATCATGGGATTGGAAGGCAAAGACTTGGAGGTCACCTCCTGGAACTGGCGCAGGCATGTCAGCCGCGCGTCAGGCAAGGAGATGCTGTCCTGCACCTACTACGGCAGCCTGTCCGACAAGCCGATCACCGAGTACCTGCCGGTGCTGCACGATGGCTACGCCGGGCAGAAGGCCATGCGTCTGCTGATGACCATGGCCAACTCGTCTGGTGCACACCTGGCCGAGGCTGCGCACCTGGAAGGCAGCGAAGGGCTGGACTACCTGGCAGTCCAGATGAGCAACAGCAAGCCGCCAAGCGGCATTGAGTACCGGCTGGATGGCAAGTTTCACCGGGTCATCAAGAGGAGTTGGGCATGACGCCGCTGATTCGAGAGACGGTGAAGTGGTCCGCAGCCGTTGGCATGGACCCGGTCGAGTTGCAGTGGTTTGACATCTCCGGCCTGACCACCGCCAGGTTCGAGACGACGACCGATGTGCTGATGGAGTGCAACCCACCATTCGGAAAGTGCGTGGTGGCCTACCGTGGTCCGAGCAAGTCGCACGCGTCCTACGACATGCTGATGCTGGTGGTTGGCGACAACGCCAAGGACGGCATCATTGTCGACATGTGGAAGGGACCGACAGGCATGATGCCGCGCAAGGTGCCTACGATGCTCTACATCACCGAAGGCGACATGGTGATGTACGGGCCGACCGAGGAAACCGACCCGGTGCCAGAGGAAGAGGCGCGCCTGGTGCTTGGCATCATCGCCAAGTGGTACCAGTCGATGTTGTCCGGTGGCAATGCCTACCAGCCGTTCGTGCGCCAGAGCTTCACCAACAAGCGCAAGATCGCAGAAGGAAAGCAGCCGACCTACGACTGGCACACGGTCGTCATCAACGGCAGGGCGCTCAAGCGTGAGCCGCACGGAGGCACGCACGCCAGCCCAAGGTTGCACGACAGGCGTGGGCACTCGCGCAGGCTGCCAGACGGCAGGATCGTATGGGTTCGCCCATGCAAGGTTGGCGACGCCAGCAAAGGCGTCGTTTTTAAGGACTACCAAGTGAAGGAGCAAGCATGAGCAACGTTGTCGCAGCGCCATTCAGGCGCGAGCATCTTGGAGAGATGGCAAGCAAGATTGAGGCAGTCGTCTACGAGTACGCAGACAGGATTTCGCTGGCCGAGGCCATCGGCATCCTGGAGATCGTGAAGACGAAAATACTGGAGGACCAGCACAAATGAACACCAGACCACCAGAGCCAGAGTTCCTGATCCAGTGGCGCGAGTGGATGCGCGCCGGGCCGCCCAAGTGCTGCCACACCTGCGACCACTTCAACCAGTCCGGGCATTGCCTGGCGTTCGACATGCGGCCACCAGACGACTTTGCTGCCACGCAGGATGCATGCGACCAATGGATTCAGGAGATTCCGTTTTGACCGTCGACCGCATACCCACCGAGCACGAAGAGCAGCGCGAGGTGGTGCGCTGGTTCCGGCAGTCCTGGCCAGGCGTGCGCATCTTTGCCATTCCCAACGGTGGCGCGCGCAGCAAGGCCACCGCAGGGCGCCTGAAGGCTGAAGGCGTGGCCTCCGGTGTGCCTGACCTGTTCGTACCTGCCTGGAGCTTGTGGGTTGAGATGAAGCGCAGCAAGGGTGGCAGCCTCAGCCCAGAGCAAAAGGACTGGATCGCATACCTTGAAGGTTGCGGGTATCAGTGCATTGTCGGCAAAGGCGCAGAGGACGCAAAACAAAAAATCACGGAAGCATCAAAAAGCCTTTGATTGTTGTAGATTGTGGCGCATAATGTGCGCATGGGATTCCTTTACATTTTCTGAAGAAACGAGGAAAAAAATGTCTGATTCCGCAAAAGCGTCGAATGCGATTGAGCGCACCAAGCAACCAAGAAAGCGCGAAAAATATGTCACGGTCAGGATTCCTGATGACGTGAAAGAACAACTCCACCAGCGCGCGGACGAGAACACTCGGACGCTGGCTGCGCAGGTTCTGCACTACATCAAGCAGGGGATGGCGGAAAAATGAAAATTCAAATCATCTCGCGATTATCCGGTGCCGTGTTGTTTGAACACGAGGCCGAGAGAAACACGGTGGCTCT